CCACCGATGGGCGGGATGACCAGTTCAGCATGAACTCCCATGACTCAGCATAAGCTAAGTCTTTGATTTCATTGGGATTGCTTTATGCTCGATTCTGTGAATTCGGGGCATTCTTCCCTGGGTTTATCCCAGGCCGAGCGGCTTCCAGGGTGGCGGCTCGCGCTCTGGATAGTCCCGAGGCGGCGGCAGTGAGGCATCCCGCTGCCGCGCTTGCTTGATCTGCCGGGGCTTGCGGCCCGGGCGTTCCTCGTGCTTGATCATTTGCCCGCAAGCATTTCGGTTTTCTGGGCGCTGCCCGAGCTGGTGCCGTAGTAGTAGCTCAGCACCATCAAGGCAACACTGTCGGCCAGGCCCAGGATACGGCCGATCACCACGTCCGGCACGCCCGGCGGGTAGCCCAGAAACAGCACCGCGCCCTCGGCCCCCAGGGTCATGAGCAGGAGCATCAGCGACAGGAAGAACAGGCGGTTCTGAATGCCCCCGGTCGTGTTGGCCGTGCGAGCGCTGTCGCGGTCCTTGTATGCCAGCTCGGCGTACTTGAACCCGCGTTCCTTCTCGTCGTTCTGGAACTGCATCTCCAACTCGCGCAGCTTGGCCACGCTCTCGGGCGTCAACTGCCCGTCCTGAAAGGCTTTGGCGATGTTGCCGGGCGGCACGCCCAGGGCGGCACCGATAGCGCTGACGGCAGCGCCCGCAAGGGGGCCGCCCAGGGCCGTGGCCACCGTGGGGGCCAAGGTTTTGAGGGTGTCGATCCAATCCATGTCAGACCTCCTGAATGCCAAGCTGAACGCCCGCATCGCTGATGGTGATCACACGGTTTGCAGGCTTTTCGGGGATGCGCGTGCTGACGTGAACCCATGCCCGAGACCCCATGTGCTCATAAATCAATTGACCGATCCCAAGCACAGAAACCAGCGGCGCAAGGCGCTTGGCGATTTCGTATGGCGACCCGGCACGCGGGCACACAAAGTCCGCTGCCTGGCCCGTGGTGTGATCGCTGGAGGAAACCCCGCCGACGGCTTGATTGAGCGCACGGCAACGGTACCCGGAAGACACCGCCATGGGGGCTTCAAGGGTCGAACGAATGCGCTCGAGCATCTCGGCCGTCAGCTGCAGGCGCTGCACAACCTCATCGGGCGGGGTGTTGTCGATCCCTAGATGGTTGGCAGTGCTGCTCTGGACAAACTCCAGAAGCGAGAAATGCGGTGTAAGTTGCTTGTCAGCATTCATTTCAGCCCCCAATGCGAAGCGGCCCACGATGCGGCAGCACCCAGGGCACCGATCAGCCCCATTTCCACCCAGCGGTTGGTGCGCTGCGTGATCGGGGCGGCCTGTTCCAGCTTGTCCAGTCGGGCCTGGACCTTTTCGATTTCCTTGAACGCGCGTTCGACCGAGGCGGCCATGTGGGTCTGGCGTTCCTCCACAAGGGCGATCTTGGAGAGCGTGGCGCTGATTTCCTTGAAAGCCGCCTTCATCTCGGCCACGTCGCTGCGCATGCGCTGCATCTCGCTGGCCATCAACTGAATGCTTGCGTCCGTGGACATCGGAGGCGGCTCAGGCGCGTCCTGCCGGAACCGGGCGGTCATGCCGGCCCCACTTCTGCGGGCAATTCGGGCAGCGGATCTGCAGCAGCAGGCGCCCGGCCCGGCGCCGGCTGCAGCTGGCTCATGGCCTGGGCGTGCAGCGAGTTGATCAAGGCGTTGACCCGCTTGAAGGGCAGTTCCTGCAGCGCGTCCATGACGGTCTGCATCTCGGCGTCGGAAACGGTCAAGGTGAATTGGCGCATGGTTACCCCAGCTTCTTTTTGATGTAGTCAGCAAACAGAATTGACACCATGGCCCACAGGGGCCGGGTCATGATTTCGAGGCTCGATGCTGAATAGCTAGCCCCGTACTGGCCGGCCAGAAAGCCCGGCGAGCAGATCGTGTCGATGTTCATGGTCTGCCCCGAGCTGGGGCCCATCAGCGCCAGGGCGTTGGTCCCGCCGAAGCTGGTAATGCCCGCGCTCAGCGGGATGGCCGTGCCCACCGGGGTGGCCGAGCCCAGCAAGGCCATGCCCGAGGTGGAGAACACGGCCACTTCGTTGCCCACGCCGACCTGCAGCGACAGGCTGGGCGCCGTGCCACCGCTGATGCCGGCCGCCACGCTGTAGGTGACGATCTGGGCCTTGGTGCCGTTGATGCCATAGGAGACGGCGCCAAAGGTGCCGCTCGGGGTGGAGGAGTTCGTGCAGATGACACCCGAGCCCGTGGCGGAGCCATTCGGCTTAAACACCAGACCGGTGGCCCCGTTGGCCAGCGAGGTCTGCACACCCGTCCAGTTGTTGTAGTTCAGCGAGATGTCGTTGAACACGCTGATGGTCGACCCGTTGTTCGGGAAGGCCAGGCCCTGGGGCAGGCTCAATGCGTTGGACTTGACGCGCATGACCTCGTTGCCCACACCCACCTGGACGGAGAATTCCGGCGCGTTATAGCCCGTGCCGACGCCGAAGCTCAGCAAGGTAGCCAGGTTGTTCGCCACGCCGTACGAAGCCGCGTAGTAGTTGGTGCTGGGGTTGGAGTTGCTGACCGAGACCACGCTGGCACTGGTGGCGCTACCGTTGGGCTTGATCAGCAGGCCTGTGCCCAGGTTGGCGGTCGTGGTCTGCACCGCTGTGTAGCCGCTGTAATCCGTGCTGGCACCCGTGACCACACCGATGCGGGTGGAGGACCCTGAAAAGTCGATTGGCCCCGCCACTGCGCCACCGTAGATCGACAGCCGCGAGGTCTGGTCGGTGCTCACAGAATAGGCCGGCCCCCACGTCGTCTTGCAGTTCGTAAACGGCACCGACCAGGTGGTGCCCGACCCTGCAAAGACGAAGCCCACCGCGATGCCTTCGGCTGTCATGTCGGCCGTGGTGGTCGTGTCAAGCACGTCACCGGTGTCCTGGTGCAGGTCCCAGTAATCGGAGCTTACCGGCAAGGTGCCCGGGATGAAGCGGTACATGCGGTACCGGATGTACCGACTGCCGTCGATGCATACCGTGGACTCGATGATCAGGCGGTAGGTGTTCCCATCGGCAATCGGCTTGCTCGGGGCTGAGTAGCTGTTCGGATAGACATGGTTCCCCCCTTGGAAAAATGACTCCACCAGGGGCGTTGGGCTGTACGGGGTGAAGCCCGACAGCTGGCCAAAGGCCACGCCATGCCCAGTGATGGCCGTGCCTACCAAGGACGCCTTTTGCCGCAGCGAGATGAAAATGTGGATTCCCGGGTTTTGCGCGAGGAAACCGTTGAGCGTCAACTGGCAGTCAAAAACCAGCTTGCCCGGGCCGGCGTTCCAGCCGTTGGGGGTGGTGCTGCTGATGAAATGATTGTTGGTGCTGGAGTTCAGCGTGAAATCGCTGATCGCCTGGCCGCCAGCGCTGGGGCCGTTGAGGGTGCCGCGCAGCTTGGCAACGTTGGATCCGGCTTGGCTGGTCATGACTGCCTCAGGAGAGAGTGACCGTGATGCCGTAAACCCTCAGGGTCCACGGGGCGGCCATGGGGTTTTGAAAAACGTGCCCGATCCAGACGCCGTTTTTGGTAGCGTCAAACGCGATGTTCGGATCGTGAATGGCGCCTGAGTCGTAATCCACCCCGTCAGAGCCGCGGATCTGGAAGCGAATGAATTGGTCCGATCTGTCGGCGCCGACGTGGGTGTGAAGCGTGATCTGGTAGTCCACGCCATCGGACAGCACCGGGGGCGTTCCCTGGCCGTTGAGCAAATAGCTGCCGTCGCCGACACCGTTGCACCAGGTCTCCGCCTGCACGCTAGGGTGCAGCGGGTTGCCGCCGGGCGCCAGGCTCACGTTGCCGAACAGCATCCCCTGCCCCCTGATGGCTTTGCCGCTCAGCGCAAGATCCTGGCGAGTCACCAAGGGGGCGTGAGCGCCAGGGTTCTGGGTGAAATACCCGTCCGACCGCAGCGTGAACTGAACCAACGTGTCGGCATGGAAGCCGTCGGGGGGCGATGCGATCACCACCGACCCCACGGAAGAATTCAGCTCGACGTCGGCGGCCGAAATCCTGATGGGGGTGTTTTCCGCCTCGCTGGACCCGCCGCCGCAAGCAGTGGCCAAAACAGAGAGGACCAAGGCGACAAGGGTCGAACAGATGAGGCGATAGGACTGCATGGGTGCAGTCTCAAATCTGGGCCCGCCGTTACGTGCACCGCATCAGTTGATGCCGTAAAGGGTGGCCGTGCCGGTGATGGTCAGAACACTGGTGTTCGTTAACCTGATTGCTGTCCCTGTGCCGGGTAGAGTGGCGTAGCCGCCGCAGGCATCTCGCTCCATGGCTGAGGAGCTGGCAATCGTCACGTCAGATGTGCATTGCGGGTTGGTCGTGTTGAGCGCGCCGACAAACACCGTTCCATTGATCGCAACTGGTGCGGCTGCGTTTGCCATAAACGCCACTGGGATGAACGCCTGAGAGATGCTTGATCCTGCCAGGGTGCTGGAGCCATATGCACAGAAATATTGATACATGTAACCGATAACCACCCACGAAGGAGTTGCTCCATACCCAAATCGGATTGAAAGCGGGGTGCCCGACCCGCTCATGGAAATATTTTCCAACACGATCGCATATCGGCTGTATCCGCTCAGGCCAGTCCAATCTATTGACGAAACTGCGCTCACTGTTTGGCTGCTGATCTTCGTCCAGGCCCCGCTGCCGCTGGCCACCAGCGCCGCGCCACTGGCCCGCTGGTAGGACACGCACTGCCAATTCCCACTGCCCAGGCTGCGGAACACCGCCACATCGCCCGCCGCCGTCGTGATGTTGGCAGCGCCCGGCAAGATCAGCGAGGCGGCGTTGTGCGTCAGGGTTAGGATGCCGGCAAAAGCCAACTCGCGTTCGGCACCCGCGGCGATGGTGTCAAACGCCGTGATCGTGGTCGTGCCCGAGATGTTGACGATGTTGGAGGCTGCGGCCCCGATGGCCACCGTACTCGCGCTGGCAATCGTCACTGGCGTGGCCGCATTCAAGGCGCCCGTGAGCGTTCCGCCCGCCACGCCGCCGGCCGGGCCCGTGGGGCCAGTAGGCCCCGCCGGGCCTGTCGCGCCCGTAGCCCCGGTAGGTCCGGCAGGTCCTGTGGGCCCGGTTGCCCCCGTGGGGCCAGTAGGTCCAGCAGGCCCTTGCGGACCAGCAGGGCCGACCGGGCCCTGCGCCCCCACGGCGCTGCCCACCATGAACTCCACATCGTCACCGGCAACCAGGCCCGACAGGAAGGTCACCGTGGTCGAGTTGGTCTCCGCGTAATCCAGGTCCTTGTACATCCGCAGTCCGTTGACGCTCACACTGAGCGCACCAGGGCTGCCCGCGGCGTAGGACACCGTGGACAGAGAAAATACGGTCTGGCCATCGGTGGCCGTCTGTAACTCTCTACTGAATGCCAGGCTGGAGGCAGGGAGAACCGATTGCCACACCATCAGCACGGTGGCGCCATTGGCCGGCGCGGTGGTCATGGTGACGGTCTGCTGATTGGCGCCGAGCTGGTAATCGATGCCGGGGCGCAGGCGCAGGCCCCCGACGTAGGCCTGCACGTTGTTCACGGTGCCCGCCTGGCTGCTCAGGGTGAACACCTTGTTGGAGCCGTCCCCGGTAAAGGCTTGGGACGCTGTGGTCCCGTAGAGGCTCTCGGCACTGATGTTGCCGAGCAGCTGGGCCGGCGTGTAGTTGCGCAAGGCGCTGGCTGCGCTGTCCCAGCCCAGGACATTGCTGGCCGCGGGCACCGGGAGGGTCGAACTGGCACCAGAGGCCAGGGGTAGCTTGATCGCGCGCGCCGACAGATCGATGGCCTGCTGCACCAGCATGGTCAACCGGTCCAGTGCGTACTCGATGACCTTCGGGTAGAAGCCGCCGCCGTTGGAGAGGCTGGCAGGCTGGGTGGCGGCCACATTGCTGTTGATGGTGACCCAGCTGCCAGAACTCGGGGCCGTGCCAAACGCCACGGTGCCGCCAGGGTAATTGTCCTGGTCGGCATTCAGATTGACCGCATACAGAGAGCCCGAGGCTGTGACGGTTGTGCCGTTCGCATCTGTCAGCAGGATCTGCAGATCGTCGGCGGTAAAGACCTTGAAGGAAAATGGGAAGCTGAGCACCGAGCCGTCGCAAGGGTACGGCCCGGCGAGGCGGGTGGTGGTGCTGATGGTCACGGTTCACTCCAGGGGAATGCCCGCAGTCTCTGGGCCTCCCCTGGCGTTACGTGCACCTCAGTGGGGGCGTTGGAAGCCGAACACCAGGCTGGCCGGGTTGGCTGTTTCGTGGCTGTTCAAAGCCTCGGCGCCGGTTACTGTCCGGTTGATCTGCACAGCTGGGATGCCGGTCAGGTCGCCCAGGACATTGACAAACGCCTTGCGGAATCCATCGTCCAGTTCACCCTGGTACACCTGCTTGGCCAGCCCGACCAGTTCAGGAATTACGCGCAGGCCTGCCGGCCCGTTGTAGCTCTGGCCCTTGTCCTCGCCGATCAGCGCCTTGGCCGCCAGGGTGAACTCGCGCCCGAAAGCCATCATGCCCAGCAGGTTGCTCAAGCCTTCGGCAAGCAGCTTTTTCACGATCTTTTCCCAGTCGTCCCAATCGCCGGAGTCGCCGGGCGTCAATGCATCCTTGAGCGCTATCCCCAGGATTGGCGTAGCCGCGCCTACCAGGGCGTAATGCATGAACGCCTCTGCCTTGGTTTTGCTGGTCGCGCCGGCCAGGTACAGCACATTGGCTTGGGTGTTCATGAACTCGTAGAAGGCCGTGAACAGCTTGACCATCGGGGCGCCCCGGGTGATGCCAGCCTGATCCACTTCCTCACCCCCGCCCTGGCTGTCCTTGACGGCTTGGTCGGCCAGTGCCACAGCAGTGTCATCGCTGTGACCTTCGGCCAGCGCCTTGGCGTGCGCGCCGATCCAGGTGGGGACATCTACCATCATCTGGGCTTGCATGGTCAAGAAGTAGCCATATCGGCCCATCAGTTCCTTTGCCGTGGTCTGACCCTCGACCCGGTTGCGCAACTCGTTCAGGTCGCGGAACATCGTGCGCGTGCGGTTGCGCATGAATTCGGACTGCTCCCGCACCCGGGCCGTGGCGTCAATTGGGCCACCCAGGTACTCGGCAATTCCCTGCCCCACCCACTTGGCGCCCACGCGGCTGATCGACTGTGTGATGCCCAGCGGCTGCATGATCGCGCTCATCACGTTGAAGGTCAGAGCGCTGGAGCTGACGAATCGACGGAACCAACCGGCAGCGCGCTCGACCCCGTGGTCCAGACGCTTGGAGCCGGCAACGATGTCATCGCGCCATTTGGTCAATTCCTTCTTGACGTTGGCGCCATAGTGTTCGCGGATCGCCTCATCAATCGTGTTGCTGCGCATCAAGCGGTTGAAATCGATCACCCATTCATGCCAGGCCAAATCGTGGATCACGTCATTGACACCCGAATACAGGCCCTGCAGGTTCAGCAGCAACGGTCGGCCCTTCACTTCCTCGACCCGGCTCTTGGTAAAGCTGCGCTGGGTTGTGGCGGCGCTGTAGGCTGCTTTCATCGCGTCCTTGGCCGCCTGGGCGTCGGCGTGCTGCTCAGCTTTCAGGCTGGTTTTCGGGTCAAACACCACCGGGAAATAGCCGCCGCGCAGGCTTAGGGTTTTGCCGTCAGCGGTGCGCACATTGAACGGGCGGGCAGCGATCCACTCGGGCTCGACACCGTTGACGCGCTTTTCCTTCTCGCCGATGAGTGGCCGGTAAGTTTCAAAGTGGTCCCAGATGCCTTGCACTGCAGTCCACTCCTCGGCGGTCAGGGTGCGCAGAACAGCGTGGATCTGTCCCTGGCTCAGGGTCTTTGTCACGCCAGCGATGCCCCCGCCCTGCAGGCGCTGCAGGTTGGACTCGTTGCCATAGTTCAAGGCGATGGCAAAACGCTCTTGCCAGTTCAGGCTTACATTCGGGCCAAGCTCCGGGAAATGCCGGCCCTTGCCGGCTAGATCCAGAGGACTGACTTTCTTGAGCACCGGGCCCAGGATGGCCATCAGCTTGTTTGTGGCCTCGGCGCGCTGGGTGGTTTCCCAGGCAGAACGCTCATTGGCCGGACGCACCACGGTAGACCACCAGGCGCCGTTATCCTGGCCGCCGTCGAAGATCCGCAACCAAGTGGCCACTTTGATATGGCTGACACCAAAGGCGGCCAAGGCGTCCAACTTCTTGCCAAGCCAATCGTTGCGCGTGCGTTGCAGCTTGTTGCTGTCCTTGGCGTGGGCCTTGATCCCAGCCACCAGGGCGTCGCGGGTTTCCTGGTATGTCTTGTTGTTCCGAGTCGTCAGCATCTTGCCCTTGAGGCGGGCCAGGTGCTCCATCTGTTTGATGGTGTCGCGCAGGCCGCGCAGTTCCTCGACCGTCATGTCCTTGTACGAGCGCTGCTGACTGCGCTCGATCGCGTCAGCCAACAGCTTGATGCGCTCCTCATCGTCGGGGTAGACCAGATTCCCCTCGTCGTCGCGCGCCGTGATCTGCGCCTCGTAGGCCCGGCGCTCGGCCGGTGTCAGCAGCGCCTCGGAGATGTTGGGGATCTCTCCCGCATTCAGGCGGCTTTGCACCCAGGTGCGCAGCGCCACAGTGCGATCAATGGCCGCGCCAGACTGTTCGGATAGGTCGAACTTTTCGCGCAACAGGTCGATCTGCGCCAGGTACTCAGCCGGCAGGTTCTGGCGAATGCTGGCCTTATCGAACTTGCGGATGTACTCTACCGCAGCGCGCACCTCATCCTGGGCGGCGTAGGCAGCGCGGGCAGCCTGCAGGTTGATCAGCTGGTTGCGCTTGGCCTCCGCGGCCTTGGCCACATCGCCCACCGACTTGCGCGCCTCTCGGGCGGCGCGTGCTTCTGCCGCGGCGTACTGGCCCGGGCGCAGGTCGCGCACTTTCAAGCGGCCGATCAGCTGGGCGGCATATTCCTTGGCCGCTTTGACCATCACATCGGCGCGGCCACGCTCGCCGGCCACCTTGCCGGCCTTTTCCACGGCATTCAGCTCACGGGCCACGAATCGCGCGCGGGCCTCACTGTGCACGGCCTGGTCGGCGGCGCGCTGCAGGCCCTCGGGCGTGGACAGGTCGCCGTGTTCTTCCAGCATGCGCATGTCGGTGTAGTTCTCGATCACGAATTTGGGATCTTCGGCTGCTGCCAGGGCCTGCACCAGTTCGTCGCCAGAGCTGAAGCCAAAGCGCTCAGCCACCAAATCGGGCGCCAACCCTTCTCCGCTGGTCATGCGTCGTTCTGAGAGCTTGCGCCACACCGCGCCCTCGCCGCTTCCGTAGGCGTCCTTCAATGCCTCGGTACTAAGCTTGCCAACGCCTAACATAGGGTCAGAACTGTCGGCAGGTTCGGTTGGTCTCTCGGGCGCTGGGTGCTCCTTGTCCCAATCCAGCATGGCCTGCTGAACATTGATCCCGATCTGGCGTTTGTTCTTGCTGATCAGTTGTCCACGGGCCAAGCCCTTGGCTTCCGGGTTGGCAGCCAGCACCTTCTCGCGCTCGGCCTTGGTGGCAGCCTCCTCGGCCTCGATCCGCTTCTGCTTGTGGTCGGCGCGCTCCAGTTCGTAGGCTTTCATGGCCTCAGACGGTTCACCTGGGTGTGGTTTTTTTTCAGTCAGGAACTGCCAGGCTTGGTAAACCGGCTGGCTCATCACCTCGCCGCGCACCTCGTGGCGAATGCGGGCGCGCTCGGTGTCGTGCTCGGCCTGCAGCTTTTTCAGGATCTTTGAGCGAGCCCGCGACAGCCATTGCATGTCCTTGAGCCCCTTGCGGGTGAGTTCATCCACGGCGCCCAGCGTGGCCTCGGTGGCAAGGTCGTGGTAGGCCTTGAATTCCTCGATGCTCATGCCTGCCTGCTCCGCCGTCTGGAACAGCGGTCCCATGTCGCGGGCGGCTTCGGTTTCCTCGATCTGCTGAGCGGTGGCCAGCATGCGCCCCATCACGTCGCGCACCTCATCGGTCAGCTGGACATTCAGCGCGCTCAGCTGGCGGTAGATGTTCAGCAGCCAGGCCCGGAAGGTCTGAAACATGCGGGTTAGATCCAGGCTCGGGCTCTTGCCCTCAAAGGCGTAGGCCTCAAAGCCGCGGGCCCACTTCTCGTGCGCGGGCCGCTTCTCGTCGGGCGTCATGGCGTGCCAAGTGTCAATGGCGCTCATCTCGGGCGTTCCCTTGACACCAGCCCAGTCCAGCACCTTGTTGAAGTCGTCCACGATGCCCTGGGCGCCTGGGCCAACGTCCTCACCGCGGGCGATGCGCCCGGCGATCCGGCTTGCCAGGTCGGCCTGCACCTCCAGGAAGAAGTGGCCGGACTCGTGGATGAAGCTGGACAAGTCGGCCTTTTCCAGCAGGCTGACGATGCTGGGCTGCTGGGTGATGTCGTCACCCATGCTGATCTGGGCGCGGGGGGCGGAGCCGCCTTGGTGCAGCACCTTGCCAGGCGCCTCGCGGTGCATGCTTTCCGAGGTGGTGAATGCCCTGTTCCTGCCCTTGTTCTCCACGAAGCCGAACCGCCTGTAAAACTGCACCAATCGCTTCTTGTTGCCTCCGAAGTCGCCCGACGGCGAAAGCGCAATGTGCTTGCCAGCCGCATCGGCGTAGTCCACCAGGGCCTGCATCGCGGCAGTGCCCTTGCCAGAACCTCGCTCTGATTCCGGCACGATGATCTTGCTGACCGTGATCAAATCGCCGCTTTCAAAAATCGAGTGCTTGATGCCGGCGTCATCCCATGCTTTTTGCACGGCATCCAGTGAACTGGCAGCCTGATCCATCGCTCCAGCCGGCGCCTCCTTGCGCGAGAACTCCAGCGCGTAGGTCTTGGCGAACTCCTGCGGGCTCACGCCGGCCCGGGCGGCCATAACCGAGTAGAAGCTTGACAGCAGCGTGGCGTAGTGCTCGTTCACCTTGGGATTGAAGCGCCCCAGGGAATTCAGCTGCTCCAGCACCTGGGCGTGCAGCGCGTCGCGGTCGGCCTTGAACTGGGCTTCCTGATCCTGCGCGGCAATCGCCTGCTCGACCTCGGCCTTGATTTTGTCGCCCTGCTCCTGCATGAACACCTGGGCCTCGGCCCGGCTCATGGCGTCCGGCGCAGTGCGGGCGTGGTCGATCAAAGGCTGGGCAAACATGGTGCCAATGGTGTCCGTCAGCAGTTCGCCGGTGGGTATCACCAGGTCGCCGCCCGTTTCCACAGCCTGCTGCACTTGCTCTGCCACGCTGGGCAGTTGCTCGGCCAGCCGCTGCAGATCCACCCCGTCCTCGGTCAGCGCCTTTGTGTCCACGTAGACCACCGGGGCGCCCTGGTCGGCTAGGTCCTGCATGTAGCTGCGCAGGGTGTCCGGGCTGCGTTCCAACAGCTTGCTGGCCGTCATGGTCTGCTGCAAGTTGGCCAGAGTTTGGGCGGCCTGCTCGGCGGCCTGAGCCTGTCGATCGACACCCGTCACCTTGTCCATGGCCTTCTGCGCCGCGCTGCTGATGGCCACATTGCCGCCCACGCCCACCAGGGTGGCGATCAGCGTCTGCGCTGCGGCGCTCGGGCGCTCGGCCAGGTATTCGGAGAACGGCTTTTCAGGGTGGAGCACTGCCCACTCGTTCATGTCCTGCAGCACGGTGGCGATCTGCTCTCCCGGGATTTCGGCCATGGCCTGGTGGGCCAGCACCTTCTTGAGTGATGCGCCGGCCTGCAGGTCTCCCAGCAGTTTGCCCATGGGCAGCTTTTCGGTGGCGTACTCGATGGCGGCCTGAGAGGCGGCAAACGGCAGGGCCTGCATGGGCTCGATGCCCTTCTGCCGCGCGTCCTGGTAAGAGCTGCCAAACTGCTCGGTGACCATGCCCGCCAGGGCAGCAGCGCCCCCAGCCGGCCCGAAGGCCAGCAGCGGCAGGTACTTGGCGTTTTGGCCCAGCGACTGGACGCCGGAGGAAACACCGCCCGCCACGATGCCCTGTGCCGTGGGGCCGTAGTGCTCGCCGATGGCGTTCATCTCGCCAGACACCTTGCCCACCATGTCGGCAAAGCGGCTGATCGGGTTTTCTGGCAGGATCGTGCCGGCCAGCGGCTGGGCCAAGGGCGCCGCCGTTTCGGCCACGGCGCGCAGGCCGCCGTACAGCGCACCGCTTCCCTTGTACCAACTGGCCAGCAGATCGCCACCCAGGGTGTTTTTCTGACCTTCGCCGCCCACCAGGTACTTGGCCGCCGACGCAATAGCCGAAAGCGCACCGCTGTCGTCGTGGGCCAGCTTGGCAAAGTCCGCATCCGTGTACTTGCGCTGCAGCACCGGAGAGGTGGCGGCATCGTTCTGGATCGTCTGCAGCTTGGCGCGGCGCTCGGCCTCCTGGGGCTGGGCAGAAACCACCCCGCGCGGCATGTCCAGATAGGCAGAAAGCCGGTCGTAGCGCGCTTGCTCGTCGGGATTGACGTTGACAGCTGACGACAGTGTGGCGCGCAACAGGGTGCGCTTCGTTTCAAGCTCCCCCCTGATTACTCGATCCAGATCGTCATCGTTGAAATCACTGTTTGGCATTGGGTAATCCAGCAATAGGGCTGATGGTCTTGAGGTAGTAGCGGCGGAGGTTTTGCTCCGTTGGGGCAAACGCAGGGTCTTGGGTCGCCTGGTATTCACGCTGCAGGCGGGCCGTGATCTTTGCTCTGGCATCGGCGGGCACCACAACGTCGGCGGCCTCGGCCGGTGTCAGGGCCGCGGCAGGCTTCTCGCTGTTCCACAGCCAGCCGTTGACGGTCACGGTCTTGGCGGCCTCGGCCCGGAATAGCTCGGTCTTTTCCTCGGTGGTCAGAGGGCGGCGCAGGCTCTGGGCCTGCTGCTGTAGCAGGATGTCGACCCGGTTCTTGAGCGTGCCCAGCATGCCCTTCTGCTCCGAGGTCATGCCCTTCTTGTAAGGGTCAATGTCCAGGGTTTCCCGAACGATGGCATTGAATGCGCTGTCGTCCATCTTGGCGTTCAGCTTGGCGTCCTTGTTCTGCAGGGTGTCGAAACGCTGCAGGAGCTGCTGCGTGCCCTCGAATCCGAACGTGGGGCGCAGCGCCTCAACCTGGGTTCGGCTCATGCCGGCCAGCACATCCGGGTCGCTGTAGCGCAAGTAGGCCTCGCCATTGCGGAACATGGCCATGCGGTCCTCACGCTGCACTCGGGTGAAGGCCCGGCTTTCCTCGGCTGCCGCACGGTTGGCCCTGGTGGCCTGCAAGTTCTCGATGCTCTGGATGATTTCGTGCTGTTTGGCGCCGGGCAGGGCCAGCCACTGGGGGCTCGATTGGATCTTGGCCAGGCCGGCACCGCTGTCCAGCATCTTGTAGACGCCATTGATGTTCCCGGCGTTGGCCTCGGCCTGCTGAGCGTTGAATGCCTGAGCCCGCTGCCGCAACCCGGCCAGGGCAGCATCGCGCGCCTTGGGGTTATCAGCAAACTGCTTGCGCGCCTCGGCCTCCATGTCGAACAGGCGCACCGGCTCATTCGGGTTGGCTGGTGCGAACTTGTCCCAGGCAGCTTGCGCGGCGTTGTCTCCTTTGGTGGCCGTCTCCACTTCCCCGATGTGCTGGCTCAGGGTGGCGCGGGCCTGCAGCGACATTTCGGCGCTGTTGGCGTTGTAGTACTCGCGGGCCTTGTCGACCATGCCGGACTGCAGCATCCCCTGCAGAGCGGCACTGTGCACATCGGTCATGGCCTTGACCCGGGCGGCCGCAATGATGTTCTTGTCCTTCTCGGCATCCCAGCCGTTCAGGCGAATCATCTGGCTGACCGCGCCATCGGCCATCGCCTTGGACTCGGCCAGGGCGCTCGGGTCGGCGTACAGCATTCCGGCCTGCTGGGCGGCGGTGCTCACCGTGGCGTTGAGCTGGTCGGCCTGGAACTGCTTTTGCTGTTGCACCATGTGCGCGCCGACAGAGGCAATAAACGAGTTGCCCACCCCTGCTGCAGCGTGACGAAATGCTTTTTCCTGGGCCGGGTTCTTGAGCGTGCCAGCGATGCCCGACACCGCCTCGTTGAATTTCTCGCCGTATTCCTGGTCGATGGACTTGCCGTCAGGGCGCTCCAGCGCCGCCCGGCCAGTCAGGGACATGGCCTCAAGCTGCAGCTTGGTCCGGGCCTGGACGAGTTGATTCAGGCCGTCATCCACCAGCGCCTGGTTGGCCTCGGCCTGCTTGTCCTCGATGATCTTGGCCACCTCGCCGCCGGCGCCCATGGCGGCCTGGCCCATCTTCTCGGCCTGCTGGGCCACCACCATGCCGGGGCCGGGCGCGCGTGCCGCGGTGAACGCCACCCCGGTGGGCACCGTGGGCATGGCTTGGAAACTGTCGTAGGTTGGAACCTTTGGCATGGATCAGCCCCCCGCCTTGTTGAGCCGATACCAGCTGCTTGCCACCTGGCCGCTGCTGGTCAAAAGCGAGGTAAGCCCGGCCTGCGTCGGGTTGATAGCGCGAGCGGTGGCGCGGTCCATCAGCGCCTCGTTTTGGTAGTTCGTGCCCTGCGTGCGGTAGCCCCAGGCTGCCCGGGTGGCATTGGCCTCGATGGTGTTCTTGTCGATCTGGCCCATGACATCCGTGCTGGTCAGGACGTTGGAGGCGGACCCGACGCCTAGATCAACCCCATTGGCTGCCATAGTGGCGCGCTGGGTGCTCTTGAGCTGCGCCGTCTGCAGCATGGACTGCTGGGCCTGCCGCTCGCCGGTGAGCAACGTGCCCTGGGCCTGGGTTTCGGACATGCGGGCGTTCAGGTCCGCGATGTTGGCCTGGTAGTTCAGGCTGTTCTTCTGGGCTGATGCAGCGCCCCAGGCCCCGATGGCGGAGCTTGCGGCGCCGTAGCCCTGCATAGCGAGAGCGGCTGTTGCGTTACACATGGGCAATCCTGGTGATTGCAGCCAATGTGCAAGGCGCTCAGGGGGTTACGTGCACCCTCTCAAATGGCCGGAACATCCCACCATGCGGCCCCACGGGCACCGCATCGCCCACCGTGAAACCTAGGGCCTGCAGCCAGCGAATGCTTCGGGTGTTCTCGGCGTGCACGAAGTTTCCAAGCCCGACGTGCTCTGCAGACCACCGGTCAACGTAGGCCCGGCAGATTACGATCAGCTCGCGCGCAAAGCCCTGCAGCCGATCTGTGCCCAGCATCCACGGGCAGCCGGCCAGCGTGCCAGGGATGGGCGCCACACCAAACACGCACAGCGGCTCGCCGGTTGCTGCATCAGCCGCCACCAGCAACTCGGGGGTGATGGCCGCCGACTGAGCCAGCAGCGCCACGATGTCGGCATCCGGCCCGTGCATGGCCTGCAGCTCGGCCCGGTCGGCGGCCCGCAGGTGCTGGGCCACGAACGCCACGTCCGCCACCGTGGCCTGAGAGATGGTGACGCGATCAGCCACCGACTTCGCATTCCAGAGTGATGGCCGTGACCATGACCGGCAGGGGCTGGGTCTGGCGAATCAACACCTGGCCATCGTCCTGCCAGCTGGGATCGAGCACGATCTCGATCACCCCAGTGCGCAGGTCAGGCGGCGCGCCATAGGCCTCGGACCGGCGCTGCTTGAACTCGGTCAGGTGCGCCTCGTCCGGGCCCGCCTTCACCCCGGAGGACTTCACGACCCGCACCCAAACCTTGTTGACGTTCTTCACCCGGCCCATGCCCAGGCCGTTGTCCACCTGGGCGTAAAGCGGCAGGGTCTGCAGGTCGGCTGTGATGGGCAGGCCCACCGACACCGTGCTGCAGGCCTGGGACAGCGTGATCTTCCCGCCCACCACCGTCTGCTGCGGCATGACGGCACCATCCCCCAGGATGGACACGGTTTTGCCCTCCAGCCAGCCCAGGCCGTTGACGACGGTGGTGGCGGTGCCCGAGTAGTAGCCCCCGCTGTCCACGAAAAAGCCCTGGGCCGCGGTGTCGATGTTCATGCGACTGGTCATGCGCTCCACGTACCGGACCAGCTGGCCGCTCACGTACCGGGCCACGATCACATACAACACGTCCTCATTGCCCTCGGCCACCACGCAGCACGATTCAAAGCGGGCCACGCCGTCCTCGCTGTCGTGCTCGTGCCAGGCGCCGATCTGCTGCTCGGGCACGTAGGTCATGCCCAGCAGCTTGCCGCTGCTGCTCACGGCCCAGAGGATGGGCCATGGCGCCTTGGCGAAGGCCATGTCGATGATCGTGTTTCCATCGAACAGGTGGGGGGCGCGCAGGGACAGATCGCCCGTGACGTAGCCGCCGGCCTGGTAGCTGTAGGCCATCTCGCGCATGTGGCCGCCCCGGGCCGCCGAGTAGAGGATGTTGTTGTTCACCACCACGGGCTGCGCATTCCCGGCCCCAATGTAGCTTTGCGGCATCACGCCGATGGAGCTGGGGGTGATCACGTCGCTGTTCAGGCTGGCCACCCTCCACTCGGCCGCGCCCGTGAGCAGCACCAGGGATGCCAGGGGCACGATGTGCTGAATGGTGTTGGCCTCGCGGGCCGCCACACGCACGTTGATGGCGTCATCGTCCCGGGTGGGGATCGAGTAGCTCATGTTCGATTCGGTGCCCGAGCGCGTCATGCGCAGGTTTTGGGGCTCGTTGTACGACCCGGCGAAGCACCGGCGCTGCTGGAAATAGGACACGGCGCCCGGGTAGTAGCCTGGCCCGGCAAACGGGTTGTTCTGGATTGGGGGCGTCTTCGACAGGTCGGCAGTGATGTTGTCGTCCACGAACGAAAGCGCGTTGGTCTGGCCGATGTAGCCATAGAGCCCGTTGCTCAGCTTGTAGACGTTGTAGTAGGGGGCGCCCGAGTCCGGCCAAGTGATCGTGTTGTAGGCGCCGGTCTGCAGCAGGTTGTTTGTGCAGGAGGCCGAGGGGCTCGCCGTCGATTCTTCCAGGCCTGTGCTACCCACCGAGGTGACCGCGTAGCTGTAGCTGGTGAGGTTTGAGGGGCTGGAGGCCTGGGTGGCCGTGGCCGTCGTGGATGCAGGCGCCGACAGGCTTGACACGAAGGTGATCGGGCTCAAAGACCAGTTGGCCGGGCCCAGCCGGCGCAGTTCCATTGGCGGGTAGTTGGGGTGCACCAGGGTCAGCACGTCCGCGCTTTGCACGTAGCGGATGCCGGACAGATCGTCGGGCACGTAGGGGGTGGCCACCTCGTAGGGCACGCTGCCCGACAACAGCGTGGCGCCCTGGGTGTGAAAGCGCACGTACTGATTGCCGAACTCCAGCACCATGGTCTGGCTGGTGCTGTAGGTGAAGGGGATGAGCCGGGTGTATTGGGTGATGTCCTTCACCGTGTTCACGTAGCCGAAGCCCGGGCGGTTGACTGCGGGGCCGTGGGGCAGCGCGATGAAGTTGCGCATCTTGGCCAGGCCGCTCTGGAACTTGGCATCGTTGACTTGGCCCCAGAACTCGGGTGTGACCTCGCCGCCCGAGAACGACATGCTGATCTTCTTGAGAGCCATGGCCTTACCTCACATTCAACCAGCCCACCGACTGGCTTGCCGTCTGCTTGACCTGTCGCTGGCTGCTGTCAGAGTCCACCGCCTTGCGAAACCAGACCTCGGACTGGCCCACGCAATCGAGGGCCGCCTTGCGCCCGCTCTCGCCCTTGAGCACCGGGCCGGCCAGCTTTGAGGCCAGCAGCCAGCCCAGCGTTTCCGTGAAAAGCGGCGTGAACCGGGCCGGGTCGGTCACCAGGCGGGTGTAGCGCAGCACCGCGCCTTCCTGGTTCGTGTAGATCACCTCGCGGCCGTCATCCAGGGTTTCAGCCACGAAATCCTGCGGGGCGTAGACCGTGCCCCAGGCCACCGATGGGGTGCTGGTGCCGTAATCCCAGACCGTCGGACTGAGCGTGCTCACGCTGGTATCGCTGGAGGCCTCGGGCGACAGGATGGCCAGCAGGTTGACGGCATCGCTGGGCTGCGCGTAGCAGAACTTCCAGGTGCTGACATGGTTGTCCAGCACCGTCAGGGTCGTGCGCACCGTGGCAAAGCCCCATGCGTGGCGCTCCAGCAAGGTGTTGAGCGCGATGGGCAGGAAGCGGGCGCAGTGATCGGCCTGAGCGCTCCCGTCCGGCGGGTCAATGCTGGCCACGTTGGCGCTGTCGCCCAGGTGGCTCAGGGCCAGATTGCAGATGTCAACCATCGAGGTCATGGTGTGCTCCAACAAGAAAGGGGCACGCGGCCCCTTTGGATCTCAAGCCGGCGGCTATCAGGCCAGCGTTTCACCCTGGGTGCCGTCGGCGCTGGCATCAGCTGCGGCGGCCTTGGACTTGCGCGCGGGTGCCAGCTGCAACTGGCCGGTAGCCACCAGGGCCTGGATCGCAGCGGCGACAGCGGCAGCGAACTGTTCGGGGTCACCCACGGCGCTGGTGGAATTGGCGGCGGCCAGGGCCTTAAGGCGGGCGGCGTTGGATGCCTCGTACTGGTCGCACAGGGCTTGGCCTTCTTCGTCCAGGGGCTCCAGGTTGCCGGCCGGGTAGCCGTACTTGTCGGCGTCATAGTCCACGACAGTGCCGGGATGCACCAGCTCGTTGCCGATGAGGGAGAGTTCTTTGACACGGAATTTCGGCATGGTGTTCTTTCAGTGATTGAGGAACAAGGAAGGCGGGGCCGGAGCCCCGCGGTTGATCAGGCGACCGTGAAGCCGGACTTGTAGTAGATGTTCTTGACGTCCTGAACATCCTTGACCAGCGAGCACGCGATGCTCGCGCCTGCGATGGCGCCGACCAGCACGTAGCGGGCACCGATGTAACGCTTGGGGGCATACGGGGCGGTGCGGTCGTAGTGCAGGGGCACCAGACTGCCGTTGGGCAGCGATGCGATGGGGATCGCGTCGGTCTGGTTGATCACCTGCACGTTCGAAGACAGCGCGGCGTCATCGGCCTGGATCAGCTGGAACTGGATCGAGGTGCCGGCGGATGGGCCAGTCAGCACGCTGAATTCCAGGCGCATGCTTTCGCCAGCGCCCAGGTCGCCCGGCTGGTTGCCGCCCAGGCTGAGCGGAGCGATGTCGTAGGTGTTGGTGGACAGCACCGAGGTGTTGGTGCCCGCGATGGCCTGGCCAGAGAGCACGCCGGCCGACACCGAGCCGGACAGCAGAATGTTTGCGTCGAGGATCATGATTTTTCCTTGAATGAGGTTTGGAAACGGGGGCCGGAGCCCCCTGCTTGCCTTAGACCACGCGGCTTTCGGTGTTCAGCAGCTGGTCCACCTTGCGCAGCGGAACACCCAGGAAGGTGGTCCAGTTGGCCGGGGTGCCGAACTGCGTCATGGCCTTCTCGATCGACAGGGCGGCGTTGCTCTTGTTCAGAGCCGCCACGCGCAGCATCGAGTACATCGTTCGGTTCATATAGAAGGCCGGACGACCCATGCCCAGGTTCGGCACGCGGTCCAGAGCGCGGCTCATCAGGTTGATGATCGTGGTGGCAGCGCTGGCGGCCTGGGTGCCGGATTGGCCGGTCAGATCGCTCACGTTGATGTTGGCGATGCGGACCACGTAGCGCCAGTCCTTCACGGCCACACCGTTCTTCCATTGGTACAGCGCGCGCAGGGCCTGATAGAAGTTGCCGCTGGCGTCCGGCACCGATTCTTCGCCCAGGTCTTGGTGCGACAGGCCTGCCTTGGTGCCCTTCGGGAAGGGGCAGAACACGGTGTTGGCGCCCCATACCACCAGCCAGATCGACGCGTTGTTCGAACCAGTGCCGCCAGCGTCCAGGATGTTGGCACCGTTGCCGGCGCTCAGGCTGGAATAGCGGGTCTGCAGGCCCAGGAACTCGCGCGGGTTGGTGCTCGGGTTGCCGTAGAACATCGCGCCGGCCATGGTTTGGTTCATGGCTTCCAGGTACGCTTGATCTTCCGACAGGCGGAAGGCGCCACTGTTGCCGTTCAAGATGGCCAGCTCCTTGTCGATGTGGCTGCGGGCCTCCAGGATGCCGCAGCCCTCCTCGATCTGGGCGGTGGTCGACTTGCTGGTCGGCACGCCCTGGTTGATCATGCGGTAGAACACCTGGGGCAGACCGGTGCGGATGGTCAATCGGTGACCGGTCGGCAGGTTGCCCTCCATGAACAGCGCATCTTCCAGGATCTCATTGGTCTGGGAGAGCAGCTCGGCCACCTGAGGCACTTGGCCATCGGGGTCGAGACGCTTGGACCAGTCAGCCAGGGTGAGCGCGTTGGTGCTGAGGGTCGTGCCCGCGAGCATGCCGAGAGCCACCTCGTGCGGGCCGATGAGGCCAACGCTGTAGCAGGCAAACAGCACGGCAGCGACCAGGATCATCTGGAAGCCATGGGTCTTGAAAATTGCTTTCGCTTTCATTGCGGTTCCTTTCAAAAACTTCACTTGGACGGATAGAGGACTTCGGCCGCCGTCTTGGGGCCTTCCCGCGAAGGGCCTGCGCCGCCGGTAACCATGCGGTCCTCGGAAATTGCCTTGCCCACCTTGGCCATCAGCCGGATCACCTCCGGGTGGTTGCCGAGGCGGGACTCGTTCAGCAGCTTCGACAGCTCGGGCGAGCCGAAGGCCTGCAGGGCCTTCTGAGCGCTGGCCAGGTTCTCGGTCAGCTTCTCGCCCCCGATTTCCTTGTCAGCGGTCACGGCAGCCACCCAGGCGCTGGATGCGTCCTCGATGGCTTGCGCCTGAGCGGTGGCGAACTTCTGGGAGAGTTTTGCCCCCAGGTCGGCCACCTTCTGTGCGTCCTCCTGGGACAGCTTGAGTTCTTTGGCAATGCCTTCGAACTCGCCCAGGACCTCGGAGTCCAAGGTCACGCCCTCGGGCGCCTTGAGCTCGTACTTCTCGGGGACCACCTTTTCAGGCGGCTTGCTGTCATCGGTTTTGACCTCCGGGGTGTCCGGGGTCTTGCCGTCAGTGGGTTGCTGGGTTGCACCCGGGTCTGCGGCAGGGGCTGCACCGTTGGGCGCTTGGCTTGCCGCGTCTGCGGGGGCGGGAGATGCGGCAACAGCGGGCGTGGTATTGGCGCCGTCCGTCATCAGGGTTGCGGAATCACTCATTTGCGGGCTTCCTTGACCATTTGCTGGTACTGCTCAGGCGCCGCATCCATGACCTCGGCCAGCAGCTTCAGGCCCGCGTTGCGCTGGCCCTCGGCGAATGCCATGGTCATGGAGTTGGTGTTGAAAGAGGTGCGGAACACGCCGGCCTCTTCCAGGTCGTGCCACACGATGCGACGCCCACGAGCGGACGACATCAACCACCGAACGTCCTCCAGCCGCGTCGCAGCAGCGTTCTTCACCGCTTTGGCGCGGCGATCCCGTGCGGCTTCTGCGGCCTGAGAATCGTGGAGGTCGATGTCGGACATGGACGCATGGTCCCGGCCGGGGTGCGCGTTACGTGCACCACCCCGGTATGGTTGACATCGAAGGTCACTCCAGAAAAGAAAAAACCCGCTCGCTGGCGGGTTTGGTGGTGGGGAATGGCCCACGAGGTGCGGGCGTAAAAAAAACCCGCGGAAGCGGGTTGGGTAGTGGCTCAAGTCCGACCTGCGCCCGATTTCCTGCAGAGACCCGAGCCAGGGCAGAAGTGGCGCGGGGTTGGGCGGATAGGGCAGCAGCTCAGTTAGCTGGTGGTCAGGTGTAGCCCAACCGCAGCGGATCAATCACGCGAGCCTGGGCAATGGCTTGGCACATCAGCGATGTCTCGTGCAGACCCTCAAACGCCACGTACTGGCTCGGGTCGCTGGTGTAGGCTGTGTTCCACTTGCCACTGCGGGCCATCTCGCACACGTCGGCGGTATCGAGGCATCCGTACATGCCAGCGATGGCATTGCCTCGGATCAGATAGTTGATGCCCACGCGATCCGCTTCATTGGCGCCAACAGTTTGGTTGGCCAGAGTAGCCCAGGAGTCAGTGGATGTCGTGATCGGGTTAATGGTCGTGACCCAGACACGCTTGCCAGGAAATGCCGCAATCAAAGTTTCAAGACGGGATTTGATGGTGGACACCCCGGCGCCAAGGTCATTGGTGCCCATCTGGATGATGATGTCTGATGCGTAGGCGTTTGCAGCAGCCAGCATCAGGGGTTGCCCGATCAGCGTTGCAATGCTCATACTCGACTGTGAGATCGAGGTGTTCCCAAAATACGGACAAATTGAACGCTCCAGGACACCACGATGACGCCTGTAGTTGCCCCAGTGATCCAAGATTCCTGTTCCGCGAGAATCAGCAACCATTGCAAAGGATCGACGAGCCGTTTTCCCAATGATCGCAAACGGGGGTGATGAAAACCCGCCCGTCGAATCAGTATTGGTCCAGCCCCCGATCCCCACCTTGTCAGTCAGTCCGCTCGCAGCGTACTCAAACTTATCGCCTGCGTTGTGGTCGCAGTACGGGATATTTACACCCCCCACCATCGGCAGCCCGACAGTAGATGTTTTGTAGACATGGAGTAATGCCCTTGCACCTCTCGGAATAGTGACCGGCGGCCTGTATACGTCGCTCACAATAGTACCGCCTGCTGCAACGGTGCCAGTTGAATTGCCGGAGTACTTTATAGGTGTGACAACCCCGGCATATTCAATTGCATAGTGAGTTGTCAGATCAAACTGATCAATCCCAGAGGCTTTAGACGAAAAGCCCACATCCACGATTTGCAGTTCGGTCGCTGGCGTAATGTCGTCCATAGCGTAGAAGCCCAGCAACCCGCCGCCCTGTTTCAGGTTTGTCAGCAGGTTGTAGCAAAGGCGGGTCCGGTCAGCGACGATACCGGTGTATTTTGAGAGGCCAGGGTTCACCCCCATCCCAGCATGCTCTAGTGCATGCGCTGCCGCCGACACAGGATCGATATCCCCGTTGGCCATTGGCCCCAAGAGCAATTTCTCAGCGCCATTCGGCTGCTTCAGACCGACCATGTTTTCGGTCACATCGTCAAACAGAAACGGCAGTCCAGGGTGCATGTGGGTCATGATGGTTCTTCCTCAGTTTCAAGCGCCATAGAGCAGGGTCGCGGCGTCCTTGCCGCCCCCTTGCGCGATTTCGATGTCAGTCAGGCGAAGGCACAGCGAGACGTCGGGCGCGTTGCCCTCGGCCTTCACCTCGTCGGGTTCCTCCAGCTCAGCCGTCACCCGGGTGGCCACAGCACGCACGCGCAGCATGTAGACCGTGCCCGGTGCCGGCGGCGAGGTGATGCCGAGCGCCTCTACCTGGTCATCGGTCAGGTAGATCTCGGGGCTCGCGTCGTAATCGCCAGATGGGTAGACGGAGTCGTCCGATTTGATGTTCATGTTCGCCATGGCGCCCTCATGCGGTTGTGTACCCGGTCAGGCCCGCCATCACGTCGTTCGCGGCATTGCCCCCGGGGGTGGAAATCGTCCCGAGCTTCTGGGCTGCGCTGGCCATCTGCTCGGCTTGTTGGATCTCCGCCTGACGGGCCTGAACCTGTGCGCGCAGACGGCGGAGCTCCGCCACCTGGTCGGCGGACACGATCATTTCCGGGTCAACACCCAGCACGTCTGCGTACTTGTCGGCCCACACGTCAGAGTCGAATTTGTCCAGCACGTCGGGCTTGAACTGAGCCACGGCGCCCAGGTTGCCGACGAACTTGTCGATGGAGTTGGTGGCCACGGCCTTCTGCGCTTGAGCCAGGATCGACGTGTAGACCACGTTCAGCTCCATGCCCTGCATCTCGGGCGGTGCGGGCGGCAGAATGCCGGCCTCCACCATGTGCTCGAACGCCGATTCGATCAGCGGGTCCAGCAGTTCGGAGTGCAGGCGCTCCAGCACCGGGCCCAGCATCAGCATCTTTTCCTCGTGCCGCTCGGCCACCTCGGTGGCGGTCATGGCCGGGTTGGAGCTGTTGGCCAGCATCAGGAACAGGTCAGCCGAAAAGGCCTGCTTGATGCGCTCGCGCACATCCTGGATGTCCTCCAGCAGGTGATTCAGGTCGATGTTGACGTCATAGGCGGTCGTGATCGTGTTGGCTGGCCCTGCGCTTTCCACGAAATTAATGCCGCCCGGCAGCCTGTCCACATCGCGGTTCTTGAGGCTATACGGCACCTGCAGCGGGGGTATGATTTTGTAGTCGATGCCCTGGGCCTTGCGCAGCTGCTCGTGCTGCAACTGGCGGATGTCGCCCAGCGCGTCCATGCCAGGGCTGTTGCCGTAGATGTCACTGCCCGATGTCGCCCAGCGCGCGGCCAGGGCCGGAAAGCGCTTGAACCCGGATTCGCTCAGGAATTTGTCGCCGTGGTTGAGCTCGAAATAGACCGAGGCCCAGGGCATGTTCAGGCTGTCGCGCTTGGTGGCGTCCCGATCAGCCCGGGGCTCGATGGCGTGCACTACGGTCACCCAGACATCGAGGCTGCCGTTGCGCCACAGGTTCTGCGTGGACTGGCTGCACTGCTCCAGGCCGAACTCGCTCACCAGCTCGCCCACGGTCTTCTGGAACTCGCGGTACAGCGTGGTGATCTCGCCCTTCCAGTTCTGGGCCAAGCAGAACTCGCCCGTGGTCAGCGGGTAGTGCTGAATCACGTTCTCAAAGTCCGGCATGATGATCGAGGCACAGGTGCCGAAGGCGCCCAGCTCCTCGTAGCAGGAGTGCAACGCGCGGTAGGTATTGGACTTGGCGAACACATCCAGCATCAGCTGGGTGGTCTGGTTCAGCCACACCTTGACCGCGGGGGCCTTGTTCAGGTCGGCGTCAGGCGTCTGCAGCCGGAACCAGGGCCGGGCCGGGCTCGACATGCCAGCCATCATCCCGGCCGCCAGGATGCGCAAGGCCCGCGTGCCGGTGTTGTCCAGGATGTTGTTGTGCCGCTTCTGGCCGCGGTTGCGGTCCATCAGGAAGAACCGGCCAGACCTGGGCAGGATGTTGTCGCTGATTTCTTTCCAGTGCATCAACCAGGTGGCGCGCTCGGTCTTGAGCGCACCCCACCGGGTGTAGTAGCGCTGCGGCTTGGAGACCTTGGGAGTTGGATCGCTCATGCTCAGCCGCCCAAGAGGGTCTTTTTACCGAGCAGCAGGCTGGACGTATCCACGCCAGACGGGCCGGTGAGCATGGTGCCGGACTGGCCGCCCTTGGCCGCCATGGCGTTGGCAGAGGTCACCGCGGCGATGTCCGGGCTCTTGGCGTTGGCCCGGTTTGTGGCCTGGTCGGCTGCGTCAGCCGTGGCAGCAGCCTGTTTCGCGGCCTGGTCAGTGGCCACGCGCTGCTGATAGTCGGCTTCCTTGGCTTGGCTGTACTGGGCAGCAGCACCAAGCCCGCCGATGACAGCCGTGGCGGTTACTGGGTCGCACATGATCTTGTCCTACTGATCGAGATGTGCGTAAGGGTCGTATTCACGCCGGTTGTTACGTGCACCACTTGGCTGGCCCAGCTCCTGCGGGGTGAACTCGGGCACCGGGTAGGCGAAGGTCAAGGCCAAGGCGTCCCCATCGTCAGGCGACGGCAGGCCGCGCTGCTTCATGTGTTCCTTGCTCTCCAGCTGGATCTGGTCAGCCGCGGTGAACTGGTATTCGACGTTCGTCAGGTCGGTGGCCAGCTCTTCGTCCTTCTCCAGGCCGCCGGTGGCCAGCCAGTCCTTCATGCGCCCCCACATCTCAGCGCGCTTGTTCAGGTACTTCTTGGGCTCGTCCGCTTTGCTGCCGAACTGCACCTCGATCACGTCGTAGTTCATCTGGCGCAGGCGATCGACAACCCCGCCGCCCACGCCGCCACCGTCCACAAACACCACCGGCCTGAGCCCCAACTGGCGCAGCATCTCGACGTGCTCGGCCACCTTGCTGGCCAGCTGCATGGTGTCCAGCTCGCGGAACTTCTTGGCCTTGATGGACTTGGCATCGCGCCCGATCCGGGTGCGAATGACGCTCTTGTCATCGCCAAAGCGGGCCACATCCACCCCGACAGCGCAGGACTTGCCGATGAAGCGCTCTGTCTGGACATCCCTGCCCATGGCGCCGTCCACGCGCTCACGGTCGATGAACTGCAAGCTGGAGGCATTGGGGAACACGCCCCGCACGCGGACTTTCACGAAGTCCGAGTCCTCGCCGTAGTCCCGCACCCAGCCGTTCAGCGTGGCCTTGTTGGTGATGGCCACCGTGCGGCTGTCGATCTGCCGGGTGATCCAACGATGGCGGTGCTTGCCGAAGCATTCAGCAAAGGCGCCTGTGTTCCGGGTCGGGTTGCCGAAGGCGAAGTGCATGGGCTCGCCGTCGGTCTTGCCGCCCTCCGCAACCTCCCAGATCTTGGTGGGGATGGCCGAGGCCTCATCGAACAGATACCAGGGCGTGGAGCTCGCGGCGTGCAGGCCGGCGAAGGATTCGCTGTTCTCCTCGCGGCTGGTCTGGGCATCCACGCGCCAGGTGTCCGGGTGCTGCTTGTGCACCAGGCGCATCGCGCCCTTGCCGGTGGTGATCTGGAACCAGTGCTTGTTCACGGCCCGGGAGAGCCAGCCCGACACGCCCGCCCAGGTTTTGCTGCTCAGCTGCTCGGCCGTGTTGGCCGTCACCACGCCCTTGCTGTGCGGCCTGGTGGACATGATCCACATCACCAGCCAGGCGGCCATGGCGGATTTGCCGATCCCGTGGCCCGAGCTGATGGCGAACTGAATGGGGGGCACCGCGGTGACACCATCGAAGTTGCGCTTCTTCACCTCCTCGCCCAGCTGGTCCAGCATCTCGCAGGCCCACTGGTCGGGCCCGTACTTGCAGCCGTAGCGCGAGGCCCAGGGCTCGGCCAGTTCGACCAGCTGCAGGCTCTTGTCGGTGTCCCAGGGGAACGCGTACATGACGAACCCCAGCGGGTCCGCATAGAACCCGGCCAGGTCCTCGGCCAGCATCACCTCAGGATTCTGCTTGGCCATTGCTGCGCTTTCGGGCGGAGAGGATGGCGGCCAAGTCAATGGCGCCTGAGTGCTCGACCTGCTGTTTGTCGCCGTAGACCTTGGGCAGCATCTTGGACAGCAGCCACTTGCGGGTTTCAACCTGCAGCCGGCGGTGCTCGATCATGTCGCCCTCGCTGATTTCCAGGCCCGTGGCCTTGCTCACGGTCTTCTGGCCGATCTGCGGGGTGTTGGCGATCTCCAGAATTTCCTCGGCCATGCGCTCGTAGCCGATCTCGCGCGCGCGCGCGTATTGCGGGGCAAAGTCGTGCAGGTTGTCTATCACCCATCCGCGCACAGTGGATTCGTCGGGAAGGTGTTCGTCTTCACAGATCGATCGAAGCGACTCGCCAGCCGCCAGCCGAGCGCAAATCTCATCGGCAATTGCATCGCTGTAAACGACCGGCTGGCGTGGCTTTGCGGGCTTTTTGGGGGTTGGCGGCGGGGATGGTGGAGCTGGCGGAAGCGCCGCCTTATCTCCCTTCGGCTTGCGCCCTGCGCCCGGCCTTTTGCCGCCTTTGGTTGCCACGTTTGATTCCTTTGATTTCCAGTTTTGAAATCAAAGAATCAATGGAAATCAAGCGCTTGAGTGCACCTTCTTCCACCGCTCTGGCCTGGAGCATCGGCGCTTCCCCGCACAGATCATGCGCACCAGGTTCTTGCTGACCTCGAACTTGGCGGCCAGCCTGCGATAGCCCCAGCCCTCATCTCGCATCTCCAGCAACAGCTCCACGTCACCATCGCTGATTCGGGCATTCGGGTGGTAATCCCCCACCCGGCGCCCGTTCTCGTTTACTCCAACGAGCCTGGTGCCTTGAAAAACTGCGGGTACTCGCGGCGCACGCGGTCGGTGGCTTCGCGAATGGCTCGCTCGCGGGCGAAGGGATCGGCTTCCGTCACCGGCGTCTGTGCTGCCCGCGCCAGGATTGACCGGGCAGGAAACGGGAGCAGCAAACAAATCTGGCTGGAACCATGGCTTTGCTGGGTCATTGTGTTTGCCTGGTTTGGCACAGCTGTGGAGTCGGCGGAAGCGCATGTGCGTTCTCCCTTGGTTGAGGGCTGAGAGTCAATGCAAACATTCAAGGTGGTCTCCTGGAGGATTCGATGCATGGGCGTAGGCGTCCTAGACAGGTCATGGGGATGACTCTTCAGTAGGCGGATACGAGGGCTGCGTGGAAAAGGAGACGTAGGTAATCGGCTGTCTACGACTGCTTGTCAGGAATTGCTGGGAAGCCTTGTGGAACCACAGCGATTGCTTGTAGTGCTGTACCTCACCGTTGCGCTGCTTCTTGAGCTCGAGACGGCCGTCGGGCATCTCGGGGTCGTTCTCTGTGCTGGCCTCATCCTTGAGGGCCGACCAGACGGTGAACACGTTATCGGCACCGTCGGTGATTTTGGAGCTGCCTGCAACGTCCAATTTGCCGGGGCCCTTGGATTCGTCCGACCCCTTGCGAGGGTGAGCCACCAGGTGAAGATGGCACCCGTTGCGGCGTACGAAGTCGCACATCTTGCGGATGGCGTCCTTCTGGGCAGTCATGGCGCCTGGGCCGTCTTCGGGTACGTCCGTCATCATCAAGCTGTCGATCACGAACTGGCGGCAACCATACCGGCGGTGGGCGTAGAGGAAGACCTTCAAGAGACGGTCCAGCCCAGCACTACCCACCACATTGAAGATCCACATCTTGTCGTGGATCCAGTCGCGCACAGCGTCGATAAAGGGGCCGGTGGGTCGATCAAGGCCCGTGGCCTGCTTTGTGACACGCTTCAACTGCCGTTCAGGGGTCAGTTCGCCGGAAAAGACGACCACGCGCTCGTTTTGCGCCATGAGGCCCAGTTGGACCTGGGAAAGCATCAGGCTTTTTCCGTGACCATTGATTCCGGTCCAGACCGTCAATTCACCACCGCGAAACTCGAACCAGTCCAGGTCTTTGTCCAGGCGCAACACCGGATCCCGTATGTCGGAATGGGCCGGATAGAACATGGACTTGACCCGATTGAAGAAGTCGCTGGCCTGACGCAGTTCCTCCGGATCCTCAGGCTTGGCATCTCTGATGCTGCTCTCGAAGTCGATCCTCTCCGCGCCCTGCATCAGCCATTCGTTGGCATCTTTCACCGGGAATCTCACGCGCTTGCATCGCTCCACCCCCAGGCGGCTGATGACCTCGGAAGCGCCCTTGTTGCCGGCCTCGTCATTGTCAAAGGCGATGAGAATTTCGCTGAAGCGATCCAGGCGCTCCCAGTCGTTGGCTATCCACTGGTGGTTGCCGGCACCAGCGTTCACCGACATGGCGGGAATGCCGCACTGGTGAAGGCTCATGGCGTCAAGTTCGCCCTCGGTGATCGTCACGGTCCTGGCCTTTGGATCGATCAGGTGCCAGCCGAACAGGCAAGGCTCGGCCCCGACCTCCTGGCGCATATCCTTCTTCTCGGCCACGTTGCGGTATTTGACGTTGATGAACTCGCCGTCACGGATGTAGGGGAACACGGCATAGGCTTTGCCATCGCGCAGTTGCTCACCGAGCTTGAAATCGGCAAGCGTCTGTTCCGAGATGCCTCGGGATTGAATCCACTCTTTCACTGCAGATTTGGGGGTCTGGCACTTTGGCTTCACCGGCCGCTTGTAGGCCTTCTCTTCACGCACTGGCATGTCGTCGCGAATGCCCAGGTACTTCTTCGCATCCGACATGGCCTCGGCCATCGATTGGCCACGGCAGGCCGCCCAGAGGTCCAGCAGATCGCCACCCTCACCTGCCTGGAAATCCTTCCACACGCCAGCCTTTGCGCCGGAGAGGCAGACCGAAAGAGATTGGCCGGCATCGCCCGACACACCTCCGGCCTTCCACTCGCGCCCGGCTTTTTTTCCGCCAGGTAGCAGGTACGCAGCGATGTCGGCAGCTGAAGCCGCCATGCGTTGGCTCAGTTCGCTCGCGTTCATGCTGGCACCGCCTGAGTCTTTTTGCCGCCACTGAAGAGGTGTGCGTTCCTCTCGTAGCACCCCTCGTTCTCAGCCTCCCAGATGTTCCGGAACCCGGCTTTCAGCACCCAGGGGGCATGCCGATTGACGCTGCGGTACTCGTCGGTGCCAGGCGTCAACGCGGCATCTGGTTCGGCTTCCGGCGCACTCCACTCCGCCAGGAAGTGGCCCCCGGGCCCGAAGAACGTGGACGGCTGCTTCACGAACCGAGGCTCAGTCTTTGATGCGCGACAGAAAGCCGCGTACCGCTCGACACCGGCGGTCATCACCTCCGGCAACGCTCCGGCTCGGATGCGGGCGTTCCAGGCCTTAAACGCATCAGCCTTCGACGCATTCGGTCTGTCCGGGTAGGCCTTCCATGCCGCCTCGAACTCCGGGGTGTAGGCATCTCGCCCGCCCCCCTTGGGGGGTAGGGGGGTATTCTTTATCTCTTCTTCTCTTCTCTTATCTTCTCTAGGTAACGCACCACTAACGCTGTCAGTGTGTCCCGGTAACGCTAGCTGCATTACCTCTGCGTTACCTGATTTGAAGTTGGCTACGCGTTTTGCTGTTTGGCAGCGTTTCTTCGCAGAGGCGCCGTTGTGCTCTTCGAAGTTTTCGAGCGTTACCCCTTCGTCAGTTTCGAAGAGCCAGCCGATGGCAACCAGAGCGGCCCCAAGGCCTTGGCAGCCTGTTTTGCGGTCGATCTGGCGAGTGGAAAGGCCGGGCATCAACCCGTTCTCTGTGTGTTCGTCCGCAGTGGCCCAGAGCCAGTACAGGCCCCCGATGACCTGAGCCTCCAGCAGCCCAGTCATGTCGCAGATTCGCCCGACTCTGGGATCATCCCAGAGGTTGGTGCGCATCTTGATCCATTCACCAGCCACGGGGTGCCTCCCATTCCTTGAGGTTTGCCTGGGCCTGATCTACGTTGATCATGTCGGTCCTTCACAGCCCCAACCGAGCCAGGATGGCCCGGATGGCAGCTTCGTATTCGGCCGGCTTAGCGCCGGGGTTTGTTTCGATCCAGGCCTGTTTCTCGGCCTCGTAGAGTTGCCAGGGATTCATGGGGCACCTTCCACGCCCGGGGCCTGCTCATAGGCGTCAACCCACTTGGCGCAACTCCACGAACGCATCCGCAGCAGGTGGAGCAGAAAGCGGGCGCAGCGCAGGGCCTTCCCGAAATTCCGGTGAATGACGGCTTTCATGGGCGCGGCGCTCCGGTGCCTCGGCCCTGCACGATGGCCTCCAGGTAGGCCAAGCGGTCGTGCAACTTGGCCGACTTCTCCCGCTCGACGCGCAACTCCCGCTCGGTTTCGGTTTCCAACTTGCGCAGCGAAGTGAGGTCGTAGCCGCGTGAGTGGAGCAACCAAAGCATTGGCGCCTCATTGGCTGCCTGATCCATGAAGCGGTTGAGTTGATCCTGGGGAAAGTAATGCTGGCCAGATCCCATGATTCGGCTCCACTGGGCCTGGTCTTTGACCACACCGCCTGGGCCAACAAACGCCTTGTCGTCCAGGCCGCTCAGCGTCTGGCAGAGCTGCAGGGCCTTGGTCATGCTGGGCTGCCTGGCAATCAGCGCCGGATCGACCTGATGCATCGGCGGCCGGGATATGAGCTCGAATTGAACCGTCATGACATGACCCCGCATTCTTTTTGAAGCGTCATGTGTCGTTCAAAAGTCCAAAAAAAAGCAAAGTCTGGGCAACCAAACTTCAATTTTTGAACCAGCATGAACAACCCATCCAATACCAGCGAGCTCGTCCACAGCAGCACGAGAACCGCCTTGAGCATCAATGTCGATCCCGACACGCAGGGATCAACGCAGGTGCTTGTGACGAGCCGCGTCGTGATCGATTGGGTAGAGGGCGCAATCCGAGTTCGCGGAATGGCTACTCGAGTCGAGACAGCCGGCGGCCGCTCACGCCAGGATCGGCGGGGGTTCGGACGATGAAGACAGGCCGAGGACATGTCACGCCTTCTTCTCGGGCTGGCTCGCGGCCTGTTCCGCAATCAACTTGCGGTACAGCACCGCATGAACCCGATCCCTGATCCGGTTCGGCAGTGGATCAGGCCACTTACGGACAGATTGGTGGGAAACGCCAATGGCACGGGCCGCACGCGCCATGGTGCCACCAAGGAGTTCAATTGCTTCAATTTTTTGCATGGCCTGATTGAACCACAATCGCAACCATGCGTCCATTTTATTTTTAACTTTCAGGCATAATGACAACCATGGTTGCTTACAAAGACAGGCTTCGTGAAGCCATGAACGACGCCGGCGTGAAAACGCAGGCCTTGGCCGATGCCCTGGGCGTCTCCTACCAGGCGTGCCGCAAGGTGCTGATTGGCGAGACAAACAGCTTCACCGCGGCAAACAACAGCCGAGCTGCAGAGTTCCTGGGGGTGTCGCCCTCATGGCTTGCTGACGGCACAGGCGAAAAGACGGATGGCCAGCATCGGACGCTGAGCCTGGTGCGGCCGTTGGTTGAAGGGGAGCAGATTCCTCAGGGCGCAGTTCAGACCACCGAGTTCCTGCGCCAGGCCTTCAAGGCGGCCTCGCCGGATCTACGCACCCTGCTCCTGAGCACGCTGAATGTGGCGGGCAACTCGCCTTCCAATGAACGGGCGTGGAAGGCAGTTGAGGAGTTGCTGGCAGAGGTGGTCGTCAAGCCCTGAGGGCTGACCCGGTTGTGTTGGTTGCCACTGGTTCAGCAACAATGCTTCCGGTGACAGCGCGCGGGCTGGTCGCTACAGTGGCCTGATGAAGCGCGATGACGATTTCCTCATTCCGACGATCACCATTGAGGACCAGTGGCTTGTCCTCAACGACATGGAGCCCTCACGGTTCATTCAGGAGGTTACCGGGAAGATCGCCTTCGAGGACGACAACGGTGTGCAACTCCATGCTGGGGAGATCCACCTTTTCGTAGTCGACGTTGAGGGTGCAGTGTCGGAAAGAGAAGATGCGTTTGCCGTTTTCGACACTCACCAGGAAACCATGAAGTGTTTCCAGGCGCTCTACGAAATCGATTCGTTCGACACCGTCCAGCTCAAGGACTCGGTCGACAAGCTCTTGGACATGGAAGGACTGTGGCGCCCAAATGTCCTGCTTCTGGACCGGCTGACGATCGTGCCCAGGTTTCGCAACCAGGGCCTGGGCCTCGAGGTGCTGCGCCGGGCCATCCTGCGCTACCGGATCGGCACGGGCATCGTGGCTCTCTACCCCTTTCCTTTGCAGTTCGAGGGAACGCCAAAGGCCGAGGAGAAGGCCGCCCTGGGCCTGCAGGAGTTCAGCTGCTCCATGGACTACGCCAGGCGCAAGCTTAGGCGCCACTACGGCAAGCTAGGGTTCCAGTTGCACCGGCCCTCGGGGTACATGGTGATGAACTCGGAGATGCCGATCGAGGATCGGGGGATTTGAACCCCGTCCGCTAGCCTGACTGGCCCACCACGAGAGCTCGCGTTCATGCGGGTTCTGGCCGGATTTCAGCCACCTTCTGGCCCACGTTACCAGCGCTATTGCGCACCACGGTAAAACCCGCATGGATATTGGGTTTCTGGCTGATTTGGGCTCATTTCAGCACCAGGATGCAGCACCGCAGCAGCCGCACCCTATCCCTGCGAATCTGGCCGGCCATCGGAACCAATTGCAGCCCCAAAAACACAACTATGCTAGCATCGTCGGCTACCGCCGATGGCCGGGGGACTGATGAGGTCAGGGACAAGAAGATGAGGGCGCCGTTAGCTCTAGAAAAGAAGACTGTTCTTTGGGACGAAACAGTTGCGTATCTGGTGGCCCAGACCAGCACAGACATAAAGTCGCACCTCCGTTGGAGATCGCTGTGGAAGTCTGCGAATGAACTTTCGAAAGACGACGCGATGTCCGCCAGCATATTGTGCGCAATGTTGTTGAGCGCAGCCGGGGACTTGGAGGGAGCCGAGTATTGGTTGCGCAACTTGGAACAACTCGGCGACGCGTCGCGCGCTTTGTCCTGGCGCATGTGCTTACTTGGCAATCAAGGGTATGCAAGCCGAGCATTGGAGTTGGCACCCACCGTATTGGCGAATCCTGCTCCCGTTCCGTTTGCAGAGGTCGCCATCGCAGCAAGTTGGTTCGGGGCCTTTACGTCGATTGTCCAGGCCGTCAATAATGCAATTCAGCAACACAAGGTGTTAGTCAAGGTGACCCAACAAGTCGAAATCGCGCGCCAAGCGGATCATGTCATGAGCCTTCTGGGCGTGACCGAATCCCAGTACGCTGCCGTCCTCGATGTGGCCGGCGAGATGATGCGTGCGCGCCGTCTTGCCTGGTCGGAGACTTCGAGTTTCCACATCATTGACGAAGCCCCTGAACAACTTGGGATCTTGATGATCTACAGGATTCACGTCTCACCTGAAGAGGCCAGTGACATGAATTTTGAGTTGGCCAGCACCCTTGTCGACCGCGATCTCGACAAGCCTGGTCTTTCCGTCAGCTTCCAAGGGATGAAGGCTCACTGACCATGGCAATTCAAGTCGAAGAGTTGCTCTCCCTCGCAGAGAAATTGGCGACCCAAGAAGGCGAAGCTGCTCATCGCTCAGCCGTGAGCAGAGCTTACTATTACGCATACCATGTCAGCAAAACATGGCATGCCCAATTGCCAGCACCTGGATCAAATGCCGGCCCCGCTGGTGGCGTGCATCAGCAAGTGATCAACCAACTCCGTAACCCAGCCCCAGAGTTGAGTCAGGAACAGAAGAAAGCATCCCGCGTCGCTGCCGGCGTGCTCGAAGTGATGCGAGGCCAGCGCCATCTTGCGGACTACAACCTTGCTGGCCCTATGAGCGCCAA